AACAAAGGTAACACCGGAAACGACATTCTGTCCATTCTTGATGTTATCAGTGAACAGCAGGTTGATGACACTCAGTCCTAATACATCATTCGTTCGTTAACAGCAGTTTGGGGGGTTTATGCCCCCCCGTTGTTAAAAACCGTGGGTCCCCGGAGTCTACAAAGTGTTACGATGCCGTTCATGATCTCAAAGGCACTCTTTTTTTCTCACCCCACATAAAAATTTTTTTTGCTATATAAAAACAACTATAAAGATCAGAGGTATGCAAAAAAATCGCGCAGAAAATTTTACGACTATAGAGGTTGATCCAGTAAGTGGTGAGCACTATGTGATTATCCCTGAATGGATATTAGATGAGCAGGGATGGTATGAGGGGACAGAAGTTAATATTGAGGTTGAGAACGACTGTATTGTAATTACAAATATTGAAAGTTCTTGACAGAGTATACATAGTGCAGTATGATTCGATTGTAATTAATTACTATTATGTCTAAAGGATTTACAATAAAAGCAAAGACGCCCATGGCAGCGTCTCCCACGGAACAGGAGTGGGATTATGAAGTGGCAAAAGAAATGGTAAGAGGTAAGTCTGTCGTCTTTTGTCTTCCGGGGCGTGGAGTATCATATACATTTCTAAAGAGTTTTGTGCAACTTTGTTTTGATCTTGTGCAAAACGGAGCAAGCATCCAAATTTCGCAGGATTATTCCTCCATGGTAAACTTTGCAAGATGCAAGTGTCTTGGTGCAAATGTATTGCGTGGACCGGATCAACTTCCGTGGGATGGCAAACTCAAATATGATTGGCAACTCTGGATCGATTCTGATATTGTTTTCAACACTGAAAAATTCTATCAACTTATCCTGATGGACCAAGACATTGCAGCAGGATGGTATTGTACCGAAGATGGTCGCACCACATCAGTTGCTCATTGGTTGGAGGAGGATGACTTCCGTAACAATGGGGGTGTGATGAATCACGAAACGATTGAGAGTATCTCAAAGCGGAAAAAACCTTTTACTGTTGATTATACAGGATTTGGATGGCTTCTCATCAAGCACGGAGTCTTTGAGCACACGGAGATGAAGTATCCATGGTTTGCTCCAAAGATGCAAGTCTTTGAGTCTGGTGATGTACAAGACATGTGTGGAGAGGATGTATCATTCTGTCTTGATGCAATTGATGCCGGATTTGAGATTTGGTGTGATCCACGAATTCGTGTGGGGCATGAAAAGACTCGCGTAATCTAATGACAGAAAAGTATGATATTCTATGTAAAGGACGTAGAATATATAAAAATCTAAGTCAACTTGAATATTTTGAGGTAATGGAGGACCTTGCGGTTGAATACTATCAAACAGGTTCTCCGGACCCTTCGGATTTAGAAACTAAAATTTACAAGGAGTAAAAAAAATTATGGCAAAAACTGGTTTTATGAAGGGTGGCAATTATGTGGAAGCCAAACCCAAGAAGTCTCGTCAAGGAACGGGGAAGCACACAAAATTATCCGCAAGTTCTCGTAACTCGGCAAAGAAAAGGTATCGGGGACAAGGTAAATAATGAGTCAACTCGTTGTAAATCTACCCCCACAAAAGGTATGGGTACGTAAAGAGTATCTTCGGGATTTACAGGACGGGTATGGTGAATTTGTAGAGGGCGTCTGGGTATCGGCAAAGTCGATTCCTGGGCGTGCTTTTTATTTTGAAACTTATTTGCCAGAATATGCGGCAATGTATGATAAATTACCGATTAGTGCTTTTTTATCTCGTCCAAAACTACCTGATCCCGATTTAGATCTACCTAATCTACAGTTTTGGAATTGTATGGACTATGGTATACGGTGTATTGAGAAGCAGTTTATTGGAAGTATGGACTTTATGCTTCATACACGCAATTTTGGTGCTCTTCATGGAGAATATTTGTTTACTCTAGACAATTTTCACCCTGATATTGACACTACAAACTGTAATGTAAGTGAAATACCCGAAGAACACAAGTCTCATAACTGTATTGAACTTGAAAATGGTCAATTTGCACTCTATCCAAACAATAGAATGAGGATATATGACCTTTCAATCACACCCGAAACACCAAAACAACCCGATTTTAAGGTATCAACTCAGTATTATCAAGTTGAGAATGGAGTAAGATGGGGAAGATTGGGTGATACTGATGATTATTTCTGGAAAACACCAGAAGAACAAGAAAATAAATAATCTTTAGGGATAGCAACCCCTCTAAAAGTTCTGATTTTCACGAATCAGGAGCTAAAAATGTCGAATTCATCAGTCGATAGAGACAAAAAATACATGAAAGAGATGTGGGGAACCACAAAATTGATCACAGATTATAATTCACTATCTGAAAAAAGAGTATTACAAGAAGTTATGCACGATGATTTAGATAGTAAGTATCATATTCCAGAGGATCGTCTCTCAAGACCATGTGGAGGGTCTAATGGATTTGATGATTTTGTTGAAAGATGGCATGAATGATTGATTGTAGGGGTATAAATAAATAAAAATCTCATGATCAATGGCAATAAAAAGGATATCAAGGGTTTTTAAAGACATTAATTTGTCTTTTGAGCCTCATCCTGTGACAAAAGATCTACAAATATTAAAAAATGAGAATGCGATTCGTAGATCTGTAAGAAATATTGTCCAAACAATACCCACAGAAAAGTTTTTTAATTCAATTTTTGGATCTGATGTAAGAAGTAGTTTATTCGATTTTGTGGATTTTGGTACTGCTTCTGTTATTCAGGATCAAATTCAGGTTGCAATAGAAAACTTTGAACCAAGAGTTGATAATCTTCAAGTATTTGTAAATCCAAATGCGGATGAAAATACATTTGATGTTACAGTAGTGTTTGATATTATTGGTCAAGAGTTTCCGACTCAAGAATATACATTTCTATTAGAGGCAACAAGATAATAATATGCCTTTTACTAAGTTTACTAATCTAGATTTTGATCAGATAAAAACATCCATCAAGGATTATCTTCGTGCAAACTCTACATTTACGGATTTTGACTTTGAAGGATCTAATTTTTCGACGCTGATTGATACATTAGCATATAATACTTATATTACAGCATTTAATTCAAACATGATTGTTAATGAATCCTTTTTGGATTCGGCAACACTTCGTGAAAATGTTATATCACTTGCCAGAAATATTGGTTATGTACCTCGCTCTAGAACTGCAGCAACAGCAGAGATATCATTTGATATAGAAAACCTTGGAGATATTAATACAGTTACCTTAGAAGCGGGTTTGGTGTGTATAGGTAGAGATGATGATACATCATATACTTTTGCAACACCAGAAAATATTTCTACTACTGTAAGTGGTGGTACTGCATCATTTAAAAATGTGACTGTATATCAAGGAACATTTTTAAGAAGAACATTTACAGTAGACACTTCACTTAACCAAAAATTTATTTTAGACAATTCTTATGTTGATACTTCAACTATAAGAGTATACATCAAAGGTACTCAAGAAACTGGAAAAGGAGTTGAGTATACTTTAGTTGATAATATTATTAATGTCAATTCTGAATCAAGAATCTTCTTAATTCAAGAAATTCAGGATGAAAAATACGAATTATTATTCGGTGATGGATTTATTGGAAAGAAATTGGAAAATGAATCTACTATTACAGTAGAATACATTGTTACTGATGGTATTGATGGTAATGGTCCATCAATATTTTCTTTTGCGGGAAGTATTATTGACCAACAATCGAATCCAAAGAACCCCGGCAATCCTACTATAACAACTGTTTTAAAGGCACAGAGTGGGTCCAATGCCGAGACTTTAGACTCTATTAAGTATTATGCCCCTAGAGTCTATTCAGCACAGTACAGGGCGGTTACAGCAAGGGATTACGAAGCAATTATAAAACAGATCTATCCAGAAACTGAATCAGTATCGGTAATTGGTGGAGAGGAACTTGATCCACCCGAATTTGGATCAGTAACAATTAGTATTAAACCAAAAAATGGATCTTTTGTTTCGGATTTTTCAAAGAATCAAATACTATCAAAATTAAAACAATATGGAGTTTCTGGTATTAATCAAAAGTTAGTCGATCTTAAAGTTCTTTATGTTGAAATAGAATCATCAATATATTTTGATTATTCAAAAACTTCTAAGGTTGATGATTTAAAAACAAGAATTACAAATTCTCTTAATTCATATTCCAAATCTATTGATCTAAACAAGTTTGGTGGTAGATTCAAATATAGCAAATTGTTACAGGTTATTGATAATACAGATAATGCCATCACTTCAAATATTACAAAGGTAAAAATAAGAAGAGATTTAAAAGCTGCTGTTAATCAATCTACACAGTATGAGTTATGTTTTGGAAATAAGTTTCATGTTAATGAAGATGGTTATAATATTAAATCAACGGGATTTAAAATAATTGGAGAATCTGATACAGTATACTTGACGGATACTCCAAATGAGGACAAAAAAACAGGAATACTATCCATAGTTAAACTAATAAAAGAAACTGGCAGAAATAGAATAATTGTAAAAAATGCCGGTACGGTGGATTATGAAAAAGGAGAAATTTTATTAGAAACAGTAATCATTACTTCAACATCTTTACCTGATAATATTATTGAAGTTCAGGCCGTTCCAGAATCAAATGATGTTGTTGGTTTGAAAGATTTATATCTCAGTTTTAATATATCAAAAAGTCAAATAAATATGGTCAGAGATGTCATTGCATCAGGTGATGAAATATCTGGAACAGTTTTTGTTAGAGATTTTTACACATCAAGTTATTCAAACGGGAAATTAATAAGAGAGTAATATGATACAAACAGGTTTTGAATCTAGGATAAAGATTCAACAAATTATTGATAGCCAATTACCTAGTTATATTTTGGATGAAAGTCCAAAAGCGGTTGAATTTTTAAAGCAATATTATATTTCTCAGGAGTATCAAGGTGGTCCGGTAGATATTGCCGAAAATTTGGATCAGTATTTGAAATTAGACAATCTTATACCAGAAGTAATAACTGATAGTACAACTACAACTAGTATTACATCAATTGATGCAGATGAAATTTATGTTACTAGTACCAAAGGATTTCCAAAAAAATATGGTTTATTAAAAATAAATGATGAAATAATTACATACACTGGTATTGGTACAAATGTTTTTACTGGTTGTGAATTAGGTCGTGGTTTTAGTGGAATTACAAATTATCATCAGGAAATAAATCAAGAAGAACTTATATTTTCTACATCATCAGCATCAGAACATGAGTCTGGTTCTACTGTACAAAATATAAGTTCATTATTTTTAAAAGAATTTTATAAAAAATTAAAATCAACTTTTGCTCCTGGATTAGAAAATGTCAATTTCAATGAAAACGTAAATGTTGGCAATTTCTTAAAACACGCAAGAAATTTGTATGAATCAAAAGGAACAAATGAATCATTTCGAATTTTATTCAATGTTCTTTATGGAGTAACACCTAGTATTGTAAATCTTGAAGATTTTTTGATAAAGTCTTCATCTGCTGAATTCTCAAGAAGAGAGATTGTAATTGCAGAATCTATTTCTGGAAATCCAATTAATTTGGTCGGTCAGACAATATTTAAGCAATCTGATTTAAATACAAACGCTTCAGTTTCTTCAGTAGAAAATTTTACCAGAAATGGCAAAAAATATTTTAAAATAAAGTTATTTGTAGGATATGAGGAAGGCAGTGCTGTTCAAGGAACTTTTGTTGTAACTCCTAATACAAAAGTTTTACAAGATGTGGGTGTTGGAGCATCGACTATTTCTGTCGATTCTACAATAGGATTTAAAGAGTCTGGTAAAATAATTTCGGGTATTAATACTAATATAACTTACACTAATAAAAGTATAAATCAGTTTTTTGGATGTTCGGGAATTTCCAGTATAATATCCGAAACTGATAGCATAAGATCAGATGAATCATATTTTGGATATGAGAATGGGGATACAAGTAAAAAAGTTGAAATCTCTTTATTGGGGGTATTATCAGATTTTACTCAAATTTCTGATACCCTAAATGTAAGTGAAGGTGATGAGATTTTTGTTTCTAACCTTGGTGAGATAATTGATAATCCAAGCGATAAAATATACAAAGAAATATTTGCAAATTCATGGATTTATAATACAAGTGTTTCTTATGATGTCGATAAATTTATTTCTGGCGGATCAAAAATAGTTTTAAAAAGTAAGGTTGATGAATCCAGTTTAAAAATTGGCGATAAAATTAAATTATTGGGAACATCATTTGAATCAAGAGTAAAAAATATAGAGATTGTGGATGGTGTTAGAAACACAATAGTACTTGAAAGTGCGTACAGTAATTTTGATAATACTTTAGATTATAAAGTTAGGAGAGTTTTAAGAACAGCAGGTTCCAAATCAACATCTGCTCCATTAGAAGTAGATTTTATTGTATCCGATATTCAAAATCTTTATAATGATAGAAATGAATATTATTATGTTGCATCAAATTCATTACCATCCACTGATGATGGTGTAACTAATGTTCCCACACCAAAATCTTATCAAATTGGTGTAAATATAAAATCTTCTTCTGTTACCATTTCTGCAAATTCTTCATCAAAATTTGACGGTAAAGTTGGTATCAGTAGTTATAGCATAATAAATTTTAATGACACACTTCCATTTTCTAATGGAGATGAAATATTTTATTCTGCAGAAAATCCCATTGTTGGTTTAGATACTGGCGTTTATTATGCAGAAGTTTTAAATGATTCTCAATTGAGGCTTTATTCCTCAAGATCTTTTATTAGGACACAATCTAATTTTAAAACATTTAAAGTACCAACAGAATCCGGAAATCATAAATTTACTCTAAATTCTCAAAAATCTTCTGTCATAGGAGCACAGAAGATTTTAAGAAAGTTCCCATCAAATATTAATAATAGTGAAAATAGTGATACTATTCCCGGACCTACTGGAATGTTAATTGATGGTGTAGAAATTTTTAATTATAAATCTAGAGATAAAATTTATTTTGGACCTTTAAAATCAATCGAAGTTTCTAATAGGGGAGAAGGATATGATGTAATTAATCCTCCGGTTATTTCAGTTTCTGCAGGTGGTACAGTTAATGCACTTGTTCAACCAGTTTTGTCTGGTAAGGTCACTAAAATACATGTAGACACTCAAGAATTTGATATTGATAAAGTAATTTCTATTGGAGTTACTGGTGGAAATGGTAGTGGTTTAGTTGTAGATCCTATTTTAACTAAAAGAGTTAGAGAAGTATTTTTTGATGCAAGAACAACTAACAATCTTGGTGGAATCAATACTGTAGGAGAAACAATAACATTCCAAACTAGTCATAATTTCTCTAATGGTGAGGAAATTATTTACAATTCTAATGGCAATCTTCCTATAGGAATCAATACTTCAGGTCCATTAGAGTTACCAATATCAACACTAACAAATAATCAAAGATATTTTGCAAAAGTATTAA